GCTGATTTCCAGCTGATCTACCAGCAGGTCGACATTCCTGGCACGGGGGCGTCGTTCACGCAGGACATGATCGACATGTGTAAGGACACGTCCCGGGTCCGGGGTCAGTTTGATTCGTCGTGGCGGCTGTTTGCCGGCCTGGATCCGGCGGGGGGTAATAAGGGGTCGGGGTACACGGCGTTCACTCTGGTGGGGGTTGACCCTGCTACCGGCAAACGGTATTTGGTGGATTCGTTGGCGGTGAAGTCGATGAAGGCCCCTCAGATGAAGGACCAGATCCTGGATTGGACGGACCGGTACCCGTTGTTCGAGTGGCGGGTCGAGTCGAACGGTGTGCAGTCTCAGATCGTTCAGTACGACATGGAGCTGGTGCAGCATTTGGCGAAGCGGGGGGTGCGGGTTGTCCCCCACCACACTCACGGCAACAAGTGGGACCCGCAGTTTGGTGTCGAGTCGTTGGCTCCTCTGATGGAAACCGGCCTGGTGTCGATCCCGTGGGGGAACGCTCCGACAACGCAGGTGTTTCAACCGTTGATCGAGGAGCTTGTCGCTTTCCCTATGGGGAACGTCTCGGACCGGGTGATGTCTTTCTGGTTTGCGGACCTGGGGGCCCGTGAGTTGTTGAACCGGGCGCACCTCCCGATGTTCCATGAGCGGATGAAGGTCCCTAACCGCATCAAGCGGCGCCGCCGGGTTGTCGACTTTCAGAACCAGGAGATCCGTGGGGTCGCTTTGCGTGACCAACGCCCTGGTCACATGACTCGTGGGCAGTGGGGGTATCGCCGTCAGACGGTCGGTCAGGCCCAACCGCATGGCGATGTGGACGAGTATGACGCAGCTGAGGGGCCGGCACCGGAGAATATTGACCCGACAATCTGGAGTCCTGGGTGACACCTGTCGGGTAGGGCAACGAGACCTATGTTCGAGAAACTTCGCAACCGTCGAGCTTTCGAGCAGACGGCTCAACAGGCAGGCGACGAAGAGATCGTTTGCGGAACCCTGATAGACGACAAGCCCGTGTACTTCACGATGCCGATCGCCGCCACGGAGGCGGACGTTCGGGCCCGGGCGTTTGAGGTGAGAACCGGACGACCCATGACACACATCGAGCACACTCTCCTCGACATAGCGGAACGGCCCCGTACCTGATGTTGGACATTGAGCGCCTGCCAGCGATGTACGCCCAGTGGCGGTCCCGGCATTACGACCGGGACGTCCGCATGGAAACGATCGACCGGGTATGCGCCGGCGATTTTGACGTCTTCGACCCTGATGAGGAGTCGGTGGATTCGAGGTCGCCGAACCTGATCCAGGTGGCGTTGGAGGACACGTCCGAGGCGGCGTCTCTGGTGCCGACGGTTCGGGTCCAACCGGACAAGCCGACGAAGGCGTCTAAGGCGACGGCCCGTTCGATGGAGCAGATCGCCGTGTCGTACATGGACATCAATGCAATCGACATGTTGATTCCCCGTTCGGTGATGGACAAGGGCGCATACGGCATGTCGGTGTGGACGGTTACCCCCGATTTTGATCAGCGGATCCCGTTGATTGAACGCCGGGACCCACGGCAGTGCTACCCGGAGCCAGGGTTCCGCCCTGGTGACGAGGTTCGCCGTTGCCTGTTCGCTAGGGAGGTGTACTTCACTCAGCTTCCCACCGAGTACCAGGACAAGATCCAGGACCTGGTCGGTCAGGACTCCAAGTTGCAGGCCCCCGACGAGAACGCCAAGGTGGTCCTCGTCGAGTACTACGACGAAGACGAGTACGTCCTCGCTGGTCTGTACACGGCGTCGTCTTCTGGGATCGTCGCCTACAACGATCGTGACGATGTTCCCTACCCGGTCCTGTTGGACCGCATCGAGAACAAGGTGGGGATCTGCCCGGTGGTGATCGGTTCCCGGATCTCTCTTGATGGTGAGATCCGAGGACAGTTCGATCAGGTCATTGGCCTCCTCGAAGCCCACATCCGCCTGATGGGTTTGATCCTCGATTACGCCGACCAGGCCGTCTACTCCGACATTTTCGTGAAGGACTTGATTGGCGAGATGCCTTATGGTGGCGGTTCGTTTATCGAGCTGGGCCCGCAGGGTGCGATCGGCCGGGTTCCGCCGGCCGTGTCTTCACTGAACGTGCAGGCCGACCTGATGTCACTTATAGACGGCATCCATGTTGGTGGCCGTTGGCCGAAGTCCCGCCCCGGAGAGATAGACCAGAGCATCGCTTCGGCGAAGTTCCTGGAGGCGTCCGCCGGGATGATGAATACGGCGATCCGCACCTACCACCAGATCCTGCAACGGCAGCTGGAGCGGGCTTTGCGTATCGCCTTGGAGATCGACAAGGCGTACTTCCCTGGGGCGAAGACCGCTGCGGGGATCCTCCGCAACCAGGAGTTCCTTACGGAGTACAACCCGGCGGCGGACATCGACACGTCCCATCGTCTCCGGGTGGAGTACGGCCTTGGCTTGGGTCGGGACCCGGCACAGTCAGCGGTCCTCCACATCCAGTACTCGCAGGCCGAGTTCGTGTCGAAAGAGTTTGTGCAGGAAAACATCGACGGTTTGACCGACGTGGGTCGGGAACGGTCCCGCCTCGACACGGAAAAGTTCCGAGGTATGGCCCTCGCCAAGCTCCTCATGGGGGTCGAATCGGGCCAGATTCCGAACAGGGCCCTTGTCGAGGTTGCCCGTGCCAGGGAGAAGGGCGACGACCTGTTTGACCTGTTTGAGGAGTACATCGTGAAGCCCGAAGAGGAGTTGGCCGACAGCCAGATCGACACCGGTCTCGGTGCACCGATCCAGCCTGGGATGCAACCACCTCCCCCTGGCCCTGACGGTGGCCCGATGCCTCCCGCTCCCCCGTCGGCCCCTGAGGGCGCCGACCTGTTGGCACGCCTCGGCACGCCGGCCGGTCCGGGCGGCATGCTCGGAACGCAGGTAACTGGCTGATGGCGTGGCCTGACAACCCAGAGCTTGAGAAGACCCCGACCGGTGACACATCGGTCAACGCCCCGGAGAGCGGCACCTACGGTGAGAAGGCAGAACTGGCTCGACTCCGTCAGTCTCTGCCACCGATGGGGCCTCCTGGGGCGGGGGGGACTGGCGCTGCTCCGCCGGCCTCTCCCCCCTCTTCACGTCCTCCACAGTCGGGCCAGGGTGGTATCCCTGCCGCACTGCTGTCTCCGACTGACCGGCCGGACGTTCCGTTGGGTCAGCCTTTGGCACCTGGCGGCGTTCAGATGCCTCCCCGGGCGCAGGCCGCCGACCAGCAGCGACTAGCGATCCTTGACGCTTTGACCACACACCCGGATGTCTCCCAGGAGACCCGGGAGTGGGCGAAGCTGGTTAGAGACAGCCTGATCGAAGGCAGGCGGTAACCGTGCCCGGCCCGGTAGCCGCCCTTGGAACCCTGCCCGAGGAGGAACAGGTAGTCGAAGAGGGCGCCATTGGCGGTCTCCTCGACCCGATCAAGGAGAAGGGGGTCCTCCGAGGCGGCCTTGAACTCGCCGGGATGATGGTCCCTGGCGCAATCACCGGGTCTATGGCCGCAGAAAGGGCCAAGTCGGATGGTACGTTCACCACAGAGGAGTTGTTCGCCACCCTCAAGGACTTCGCTCACGAAGCGTCTTTCGTAACCCCCGGCATCGGCGAGGTTCAGGGCTTTCGGATGGGCCGAGAGCTGCTTTCTGCCCCCACCGACTGGTTGACCAAGGGCCTGGGGGCACTCGGTGTCGCCGCTTTGCCGCTGTCCGCCGCTGGTGGTGCCGCCCACACCATGGGCGTTCTCGGCTTGCCTATGCGGGCCAGGGTGGCGTCGCTGACACCAGGAGTACGTTCACCCAAGACAGCTGACGTTGTTCCGGTGATTTCCAGGGTCACTAACCCTGACGACCTGTCCCGCCTAGCTGGCGTGACCGACACCCCAATCATGGCCGGCGGTGTCATCCCGACCACGTCCGATACGTCGCAGCAGCTGATGGTGGCGCTGAACGGTGTCAACAACAGGTTCTCGGAAGCCGACCGGGTCACCCGGCTAAGGACCGCAATCCTGGGTGGCAGAATAGGTACCGCCGACCAGGTTGAGGGTTTCCTCATTGGTCTGGGTGACGCCTTATCCAAGCGTCTCCCCGACTATGTCAGGAGCATCACCGAACCAGGGATGACCCCTGGGATCGTCCGGGTATCAGCCACCGGCATTGAGCTTTCCAAGTTCGACACGATGGCCCGCCGGGGCCTCCTCTCCGTCGAAGCCGGCTACGCCGACGTAGGCGGGCTTTGGGCCCGGATGAAGAGAGGCGAGGTCCTTTCCCTCGACGAGTTGAACGACCTGACCGCCGGGGTCCTCGAGCACGCCGAGTTGACCGCTGCGATTGCTCACCCGCAGATGGCGTTGCTGGGCGACCCCCGGTTCGCCGTCGTCGGTATCCACCTTGGTGGCCGGAACCGTGGCGTTTCCCTGGCACCGGTCCTGTTCGACGGTGTCGCTGCCGGGATGCTGACCGAACCGCAGCTCGTGACCCGCCTTGAGCACATATCGAGACATTCGCCGGAAGCCACAGTCACCCACATGACGGAGATCATGGTCAAGTTCTGGGACGACCAGGTCGTCCCCCACATGGAGGAGTTGCAAACCTCAGGGGCGTTGGGCCCGAACCGCCTCCAGGCCGAACCTCCCACCGTTGGAACTGCCGCCGTTGACTGGTACCGGCTGGCCTATGCCGACGCTGACTCCGCCGCCCAGTTCCACGGCTTCAACACTGACCGTGTCATCGGGGTTGCTTCCCTGACCTCGGCTGCCCAACGGTGGGAAGCAAACATCGACAAGGCGGTAGCTGTGCTGCTGTACCTCCGTGAAAACCCGACGGCCATCGCCGAGACCCTCCATGCCCACATGAACGACCTGGGCATGAAGCTCGCCATGCCGGAAGCCCGCAACATCATGGCTCTCCATGCGGTCCCCGACAAAGGGATCGAAGGCCATTTCCTGGCGATGCTTTCCGACGGGAAGGCGTTGAAGCAACCCAACTTTGTTCTGGCAATCATCCACTCGTCTGCCGAGGATTCGGTAAAGCAGGCGTCCCTGGCCTGGGCGATGAGTAAGGGCCTGATCGACGCTACCGAAGCTGACGGCCTGTTCAGGGAACTAGGCATGACCGTTCCGAGAGTCGTTGACCGGCATGCCATCAACATGGCGTTCGGTGGGTCGTTCGACCCGGCGGGTTCGTTTTCCGATTTCGTCTACCCGTTGGTCGGCAGAGCTTTGGAAGCCGTTTCTGTCGCTATCGGCCCGCAACAGGTTGGCGGTGTCACACGCTTCCTGTCCCCATCAGAGGTGCAAGCCATCATGTGGGTTCGGTGGCGGGAATGGCGTGGCGTCACCGACCGGTACAAGTCCGTCGTTGCCGAAACAGGCAAAGAGGTTCGCCTCCCGAAACTGTTCATTGACGGCATCGGTTCCAACCAGGTGTTCGACTCCCGCTTTATGAAGTGGGCCGGTCAGCCCCTTCCGCAGAACGTCGTCTACTCCGGTATTGCCCGGGAAAGCAGTGGGGTGTTCCTCACCGCCGAGCAGCTTCGAGGCCGCCACAAACCAGCTGCCCGCCACTCCGGTCAAGGCCGTGTCACCCCAGGCGGGTTGACGTCAGCCGGCAAGACCCCGGAACACACCGTTGCCCTGTCGATGACTGAGGACGGCATGTTCGTGGTGGCCCCACCAGGGGCTATAGAAACGCAACGCAACATGTACCACTCGGTGGGTTGGACAGACGCCGGTCAGATCATGCGCCCAAAGGTCGGCGCAGCAGTCGCCGACATCGACGTCCAGCTCGACCTGCTGAACCAGGCGATGAGATCCAGGACTGAAGGTACCCAGAGCCTGACCGGGCACCGGATCGAAACGGCCGGCCATCGGGCCCCCCTGTTCGAGGACGGCCGCCACATCGGCATTTCGGCCGCCAAGCTCGCCCCGGACGGATCAGACCGTGCCATCCCCGGGCACAATGCGACAGTGGACCTCCTCACCGAAAGAGGCGTCAACTTCACCCACCAGAGGGAACCGGCTCACGACGGCTCGGCCAGCGTGTGGCGCCACGAGGACCGTGAATACTGGTCACGAGCCGAGGTCATAAAAGCCGGCCTGAACCCGGACACTTTGATCCCGGTGGTGTCGAAGGAACCTGACCGAATCCGAATGATCCTGTCGTTCCCCGACGCCCAATCGATGAATCGGGCCATGGTGATCCTGTCTGAGCAACGCCCCCATCGGGCGTTGAATCTGGACATATCCGTCCAGGCCGCCATGGCGTACATCGACGGCTACGGCCGGGCCCTCGACCTTCATGTCCCCCGTGGGATCAAACAGCAGGCACGGATGGGTACCACCGTGGAGTCGCCGGTAGCCGGCCGGCGAACCGTGTTCGACGAGGTCCGTGCCGAGGAGATCGCCAGGGCTTTTGAGGCGGCCCCCGTGAAGCCGACGGCGAAGCAGCGGCGGGCCACCCACCGGTCGTACCGCCGGTTCGTCAAAGAGATCGAAGCCCAATACGTCTTCATCCGTGACGACTTGGGCATCGAGATCATCGTGCAGGCCACCGACCCGTACAGCTCACCGGGCGAGATGATGCGAGACATCAGAGACAACAAGACCCTGCGGGTCTGGTCTACCGAAACAACTGGGGCTCACCCTCTCATGTCGAACCGTGAGTACGACATGTTTCGAGCGGTCCACGACTTCTTCGGCCACGCCGGCCTCGGCAACACGTTCAATCGTCACGGCGAGGTGGTCGCCTATCTCAAGCATTCGCAGATGTTTTCCGAACTGGCCCGAGGGGCGTTGTTCACCGAAACGATGGCTCAGGCCAGCACCCTGATCCGGCGCAACGGGCCCCCACCACAAAAAGCGGTGCTAATGCCGCAACGCTTCTGGTCGAACGACACCCTGTTCAACGATCCGTCGCTGATGACAGGCTCCGATGTCGGCCGGCGCCTCGACGACATCTACAGGGAAGAGATCCTGGACCTGGTGGCGTACACCAACGGCGACCACGAAGCCCCCTACGGGTCGATTGCCGTGAACGAACACCACTACGTTGACCCGTCAGGCCGACGCCTCGTTCAGATTTCCCCGGACGCCGACCCTGGTGCATCCCATTCCGGCCGGGTGTATGTCATGGAGCACGACGGCTTGTGGTCCTACATGTCGGACTCTGAGAGCCTTCGCCACTCCAGCCGTTCATCGTTAGCCCTACAGCATCTCCACAGGTTCACAGAAAGCAACGGTGCCATGTTCTGGGACAACACCATCAAGGTGCTGAACTCTGATGCCGTCAAGTCCTGGGACGAATCCCGCCACCTGTTTGACGTGAAGGTCGACGTAAAGGTCGACGGGAAGGTCCGTCGACGTGCCCCGACCCACATCGCCATGTACGTCCCGGATGAAGGCACTGGCCTCCCCGAGGTCATGTACAACCAGCGGACCATCCCTGGCCGGCCATCATCCAGGGTCGTGGTCTTGACCAGGACCGCCACGTCGGACTTCAAGCGGAGTGGAAACACCATCTCGATCGAATACCCGGCGAACCCCACCGGCGGCATGCACTCCCACCTGGTTGACGACACCCAGCAGGCCCTTCGCCGCACCGGGTTCATTGGCGACCTTGATCCGAAACCGAGGGGTTCCTGATGGCCCAGCCCGTTCCGTTCGCTTCGCCGACCCGGCCTGACGGCCAGGCGTTTGCTGACATTGACCGGAACCTGAGAGCCATACGGGCTATCGAATCGTCATGGTCGCTGCCGGCGCTGCCTGACATGGTGAAGCTCGACATCGCAGCCATGTCTGGCCTGGACCCGTCCGGGATTTCCGACTTCGCCTACGGCCTAGATGCCGACATCACTGACACCCTGCATGCCCCTCAGCGCCTCAAGATCGTCGACCTTGGACCGGCCAACACGGAACTCATGTCGGGGACCGGCACACCCCCGACTACCACGGCACCTCCCGCCGAGGAACCCGCCGAGGAACCTCCGTTCGGTGGGTTCCCGGACCTGCGCCAGTTCCTTCGGGCTACCGCCGGGCAGAAAGCCCCGCAGGACGTCGAGGGTTCAGCGTCGATCCTTGCCTTCAAGGAACGGGCTATCCGAAGGGGTTACCTGGACGCTGACGACGTCACCATGGATGAACGGTGGAACCCTGAACTCAACAGCGTCATCTGGCAGATGTCGATCGACGACTTTGCCCGCCGCAAGTCCGGTGATTCGCCGGCGCTCGGTTCGTCAATCGGAGAACTCGCCGATTTTTTCTACGACTGGTTGTCCCCCACCGGCCTCGCTAACGCCGCCGTTGATCTCGGATTCTGGTGGGACCCGGAACAGATACAGAAGGAATGGGACCGGTGGTCTTTGGGGGGTGTCGGCGATTCGCTCAAGAAGTTCATCGGCATCGGCCGGGACGAATCATTCGGCGACCTCCGTGACCTTTGGAAGATGCTCGGCCCGGTCGATGACCTCGTCATGCCGCTCGTCAACATGGCGTTACTAGCCACCGGCGTCGGAGAGGTCTACCACTTCTCCAGGGCGGTGATGATCGCCGGCCGGACAGGAGCCCCCGCATACAGGGGTTTGCGTGCCTGGCAGGTCGCCGAAGGCGCATCCAAGTGGGAGCTGGCCGCCGATGCCGGCCTGGACGCCGGCCGTCTCGCCCGTGCGTTTGGCGGTTCCGCCGACCGTGCCGCAGACCTGGCTCGCATGTCGAGGCCCGGTCTGCTCGGCGGGAGGCTCCCATCCCACGGCGGGGACATCATGGCTGGTTGGCGCAACCTCCGTGGTGTGATGATCGCCAAGAAGGGCGTCCAGCAGACAATGCGGATCGGGTTCGTTAGCCGCCTGGAGCATCGCCTCGGCTACACCGGCACCGGTCTCGAAGAGATCCTCCCCGGTGCGCCGGAACGGTTCGAGGAACTCACCGACAACTGGTACGTCTGGGGTTTGGCGGAAGTCATGTTCACGCCGTACAACATCCTGGAACCAGGCACTCTCGGTAAGCCCTTCGGGTTCGTGAAGGACTTCTCCAGGGTCGGGCAGCACGCCCACTACTCCGACGAGGCCGTTATGGCCTACTCCAAGTGGATCCAGATGGGCGACGAGGTTGCCGAGTCCGGCATGGATGCCGCTCAGAAGCAGGCCCGCAGGGGTGAACAGATGAAGCTGTGGCAGCAGGAAGTCAGGGAGAAGGGTGCTACTAAAGCCCTCGCATCTCGCCTCACGGGCGGGAATGAGGAAACGCTCGGCGGTTACATGCTGTGGGTTGCCACGATGGCCGCTATCGAAGCGGAGGCCGCCACGCTGTCTTTGGCCGGCAAGGGTTTACGCCCGGAATACATCCGAAACGCAATCAAGTACAACCACTCCTACGTTCAGCGCCGCAGCGGGCTTATCGGCCAGATCCGGTACATCGACCCTGACGACCCCCACGGATTCCTGTGGTACAAGGCCCTGTCCCGATCCAATACCGAGGAGGGGGCTGTGAAGAGGTTCGACCGGTATGTCGAAGCGTATGAACGCAGCGACGACAATGTCGCCCGGCGGTTCGTCGACAGTGCAATAGCGAAGCACAACGAGCAACGCCAGCAGGTTTGGGGCCAGATCATGGGCGCCCACATGCAACCAGGGATGCTCGCAGAGTCGATGGCTTTGCACCTCAAGCGGTTCGGGGCCTGGGACGAGTTCGTGGAATCGACCGATGATGTGCTGGCCGCTTGGGGCCGGGGCGATCTCGAATCGGCGGCCTGGGCGAAAGTTGTTTCACCGGAGACCGGCGTCCCGGTCGGGGCCAAGCGGGGCCGGTTGAAGCCGCAAAAGTCGTGGTTCGACACCCCGGAAGACCGGACCTGGCTGGCTGACTTCCAGGACATCATGGAGGACCCGGACTGGCTTGACTTCAACAATACGACCCACCACTGGAACGGCATGTTTGATGCCGCCGCCCGATCCTTTCCGAAGCATGGCCGGTTCACGATGGCTAAACCAGGAACGATTCTCTACGGCGACAAGGCCACCGAGATTTCTGTCATCAGTTTCCTGGAAGCCGTGCAGGCTTCGGCCCGTGAGTTCAAGAAAGGTGGGAACCGCCAGGTATTTCAGCGGGTGTTGAAGGAATCGTCCGCTGTCGGAGGGTTTGAGAGGATCACCGAGGCGCAACTTGGTCAGGTCCTGGCTGGGATAAACGACGAGAACGTCCTCCGCCACGGTGGAACCCTCCTGAACGCTGACCAGATGAGGCGCATAAAGCGTGTCCAAAGGTACGTCAGGAAGCAGCAGCTGACCCTGGACCCGGACCCGCCCCGGTTGACCGCCATGGGCGAGGAAATGGCCGAAGCGGTACACACCCCGTGGCTGTCCGAGGTGGACGGCCACATCGCCAAACGCCTGGAGGAGATCAACCGGTCTGACCGGTGGGTGGCGGACTACGGCATCGACAGCACTCTGTCTCTCGCAGAGAAGACGAAGGCCCTCCGCCGACAGTTGCCGTTCACGGCCGCCGAAGTGGACATGGAGTCCATCCCGGCCGCTCTCGCCGCCAAACTCCAGGGGAACGGTTACAAACTCGTCCATGGCACAGAGTTCGCCGCCCCAGCTGACCTCCTGGGCTTGGAGGTGTCGATCGCCGACCTGGTCGACAAGACGAAGTACATCGACCGTGTCGGGGTTGTCCCCGGTCGGATGATCGCCGGCGGTGTCGAAGGGTTCAAGAAAGTAGTCCGAGGCGTCGGTCGTGGTGTCCAACGGTTCGAGCCGGAGTACGTCACCGCCGTGTACCGGTCGCAGCTACGAACGGTGCTGCATAAGCAGCTGATGCAGTACAAGCCCAACGTCGGTGCAGCAGTCCGCAACTACGACCAGCGCAGCTCCGTTGACCTGGAGAAGATCGTCGACATTCTCCAAAGGGTCGCCCGGGAGCTTGGCGACGAAGGTATCGAAACGTGGCGCAAGTCGAGGAACTCGTTCATGCTCAACCGTGCGTGGGCCAACGTCCAGTCGGCGTTCACGCCGGCCGCCCCAGCAGACCTCGTCAAGGCGAACCAGGTGTGGAAGGCGGCTGTTCCCAGGCTGCGGGCATACTCGGCCCTGGACGGCCTGGAGTTGAGCGACCGTGAACTGGTCCTCATCCATGCCGCCTTGAAGGAGTCTCGGGTGGTTGGCCGCACCATCCGAGGGTCGCTGATCAACACGAAAGACAAGCTGCAGAGCAAACCGCAGCTGACGAATGCGTTGCGTCTCCTGGGTCGCACCCAGGTCGCCACCCGGACCGACCTGTCACTGTTCCAGAAGGGTGCCGCCAAGTTTGGTGCTTTCTCAGCTCGTGGCTACTCCACCTACATCGGTGGCGCCATGGGTACCGGCGGCTACCTGACCTGGTCCGACAAGGAGTGGATGGAGGGCGGCATCACCGAGAAGGTGGAACACCTAGCCATAGCCATGTCCGCTGCCCTAGCGGGCCGCATGGCCGGTGGAGCGATCGTCGGCAGAGCATTCAGGTCCACCGGCGTCACAAAGGCCGGTGCTCACCAGGGCCTTCTCAAGCTGTGGCATGGCGACGACCCGAAGCACATGGCGAGAACCCTGAGGGCCATCCGGCAACTGTCAAAGGGCCCGCAGCTTGCCTCCAGGTGGGACGCTTCGGTCCGTTGGCGGCATTGGGCGTACATGGCTGACGCCTCCCAGACGATCCGGGATTTCTTCCGGTTCACCTTGTCACCGGTGTTCGACGCCTCCCGTTACACGGAGGGCATGGTTCTCGCCCAGGTCGGCGGCGTCCCTGAGGATATTCTGGCCGCTGGCGGCCTCCGGTTCAACATGAGCCCATCGAAGTGGAGGTCGACCCGGGCCCGTGAGCTGGCCGGCGGCAAGGGAAACAAGGTCACCCGGGTCCACAAGGAAGATGCGGCCAAGGAATGGGACAAGATCGTCGACGAGTTCTCCGCCATTGGCCGCAGACGGGCCGACTTCGACTTCGACGCTTTGGAGGCTGGCACAGCCAGGTTCCGCCAGATCGGGGTCCTCGGATTCAACACCACCGAGTGGATGGCATCCATGTACGGGGACCTGACCAGGATCCACAACATGGACCCGTTGAAGGCTTACGAGGCAGCCCGGTCGGCTTTCACCTACGGGACGAAGCCCAGGTCAGCCATCGAGATGAACGTCAACGCAGTGTTCTTCCCGTTCTCGTTTATGAAGAAGACCGCTGGTCACATGGCAGAGTTCCTGTCCAAAGACTGGTCCAGGGCTGTGATGATGCACGACGCCGTTCGGACCTACGAGCTCCTCAACGACGAGTTCGACCTTGATCAGCTGTGGCGCAACCACGCCCCGATTCTCGAGAAGTTCCACCGCCTCAACCTGTTCGCCTACGGGATCACCCCCGGAGAGTTCGGCGGTGCCGACCGCCCCCTGATCGACTTCTGGAACTCGACCCCGATGGCGGCCGGTACCACCGACCAGGCCGCCAACTACGCCCTCATGGGCGGCAAGATGACTCCGATCTTGAACCTGTTCATCCCGCAGGGTCTTTCCATCCGGTCAGAAGAGGAGATGATCAACGCCGACAAGCTCATGCGACGAGTCGCCCCGCTGATGAACGACGTCACCGCCATGCTCGAAGACCTGCAAGCCCAGGGCCATGTGTTCTTCGGTGGGAATGGGCGAACGAAGGAAGCCGAAGCGACCCTCGGTTTCGACCTGGTTCGCCAGTTCAGGTACGGGCTGGACATGGAGATGCGGTTCGCTGGTTTCCAGAACGGCATCGAAGACATCGGCAAGAAGGCCGCTCAGGACTACCAGGACCGGTTGACGGAGTTCAGGGACGCCACGTTGGAGCAGCTCCCCGGGTACATGGAGGCTTACTACGACGACGTGATCTACAACTCGATTGTCCGAGATGGAGAATCCGGTCGCATGCAACGGGACTACGCAGCCTGGTCGGAAGCCAACCCGGGTGCTTTCGGCGGGATGCCACCGGCGGACGAGTCGGAGCTTCGGGTCGGGTACCTGCTCGCCGAGTCCGCCAGGTTGACCCGCCAGTACGGCGGCTACGACGCAATACCCCTGGACAGGGTGAAAATCTTCCTTGATTTAGCCGGTTCTTGGGCGGAGAAAGACGACACCGTTCGCATCCAGTGGCGTGAATACCTCCGGCGCCGCTGGGGGACAATCGAGACAGTGAGAGACTGACATGGCAGGAACAACACCAACAGTGGTCAAACCGCCCCAACCCTTTGATGGCACCGGAGGGCCAACTCACCACTCCGTCATCCGAACCTGGCTAAAGGAGTGGTGGGCCTGGTTCGACACGACTGGCGCCATGGGCAAGTACCAGCCGGAGTGGGTCCTCTTCGTCGACAGCATCGACTCCACAGACCTCAATGCGTTCCTCGAAGATGCTTACCTCAACGCCGGCTCCCTCCAAGGCGATGAGCTCATCGAGGCCATAAACTCTGCAGCCGTCGACCTGCTCGCCGATGCCTACATCATCGACGGAAAGCCGACGGCGGCAATGATTCGCACGAAGCGGGCCAATGCCCCGGCGGCCGTTGTCGCCACGGCCGGCATCGACCTCCCTGAGTCCAGGTCCGCCATTGGGTCCTGGCTGATCAGCAGAGGGCTGATGTACGACGCCAACGAGGGCGACCCCGACCTCCCCGAGGTGATGACTGTCGACGTTGAGGTCCAGCAGAAGTTGCTGGACGCCGCACTAATGGTCTTGAACCGGGGTGGCGCCGACCGGCCGGAGTTGAAATGGCCGGAAGCGATTCCGATCCTGGAGATGATGCCTCCACATCAGCTCGACCACGTCTTGGAGATTGCCTACCCGGGGACACAAACCCCGTGGGTGATGGTGGAGGCGCCGACAGGTGGAATGGTCGGAGCCCCGAAAACCAACATAGATGCGATGAGGCGTCAGCTCCCCGGGTTGAGCACCGCTGACATTCATGGAGCCCTGTTCGCTTCGGGCATCTACGACATCGATTGGGAACCGATCCTGCTCGCAGCGGACGCTCGAGGCAAGATCGAACCGGTTCAGACCCCGGACATCGTCGACCCCACCAACGGCGCTGTGATACCCGGCCAGTTGACCGGCCAGACGACCAACCTGGACGAAACGGCCCAGCTCATCAAAGCCGGTTTGGACGAATACGGCGGCGACATGGCGTTCGCCATCCTGCATGCTGTCGACCCGGAGTTGGCGAGCAAAGTCCGCAACAACCCTTATGCGTTGACAACGTCGGCCATCGACCAGATGCAAGGCATCCTCAAGAACTACCAGTATTACTCTTCGGCTGAGGGCACCCCGAAGGCGCCTACCAGCCTGGCGGTGATGCTGCAGTTGCAGCCGTCCGGTGAGGTCGCTGAGACCCGGGACTCGAACCCGGACGTCATTCGGGAGTCGTTCAGGAACCTGTACAAGCTGTGGTTCCTCCAGGATCCGACCGATAAGGAGTTGGATGCATTCAGCGCCCACTTCGACGGTGAGCTGGACGCCTACCAGCGGTCTCGTCTTGGCGCCAGAAAGAACCCGTTCGATGCCGAGACAGCACTCGTGGCCGGCCCGAGTACGGGTGCCGGCCCGGCGAACCTCCGCACCTCAAGCCCGCCCTCCACGGCGACAGCGACCCCTGGCTTTGACGTGGCCCAGCCAGATGTCGGTACTGCCGGCCGGTCGTACCTTCGGGCCGACGACATGTACAAGCGGCTGTTTGGCCACAAGCCCGGCGGCCTGACAGAGGAAGATTACGTCCAGGCGTTCACCACGCAGGCAGCGGAGACGTTGGGTGCGGCGCATGGGTCTTTGGCTACTGGGTCGATCCGGGCTGGGATGCAGTCCGGCGACCCTCGGGATGTCGGCCGGCATGCGTTGATGACCGGTGGGGCGGACAGGTCTGGGACGCTGTCGGAGAAGATGTCCCGGGCTGGTGAGATTTTCAGGAGCCTTACCTGATGCCAGATCCAGGCGTTTCCGGCACACGGTTTCCCCCCGTGCCGATGTGGTTTTGGTCCGAGGAGTGGGGCGAGATGCGGCACAAGGATCAGGTCGCCAAGTCAGGTACTTACACAAATCCGATCACCGGTAAAGAGTTTCAGGGTGCGCCACTTGGGCGGGGGCAGGTCTACATCAAGCGGAACACCGGGATGGACATTTTCTCCTACGTCCAGCCAGGTCCGGCAGATGAACCTTACCGGGTCATTACCTCCTACTCGGATGGAAGACCGGACGAGGTCCATTGGGCTTCCGGTCGAACAGCGCAGATCGTTGGTGACTTCGATCTGACCCGCCCTGCCAGGGACAACGCCATGTTGCTTCCTTGGAGAGTCGACAACTCCCGGGAGGGCATTGAGGGCGTTGAGGCGCCCCCTCCCACTGTCGACGTCCTGGAAGCCATGAGACGACATCCTTCTTTCCGTATCAAGACGGGCTGGGCGTAATGGAAACCACCGGCCTAGATGTCAACGTCACCGATCTGAACGAAGACTTTGTAGTCAAGCTGCAGGAACTGATTGCTGCAGCGAAGGCGGACGGGTTCATCCTGACCGTGGCGAGCGGCTTTAGAGACACCGCCCTCCAGGAAACCATCTTCCTGCAGCGTTACGAAGTGGACTCCTCCGGTTCCATCGACTGGGACGGGAGAAAATGGAGTCTCAAGTCGGAAATCGACCCGGCCACCGGGCGCCCCTACCAGCCAGCGGCACCCCCGGGCGAGTCGCTGCACAACCACGGGTACGCCGTTGACTTCTCCGGTGCCGTAGGCCCGGACGACCAACCGACGGAGTTGGGTCTGTGGCTTATGGCAAACGCCGCAACATACGGTCTGCGGACCTACGCTCAGGGAGGTGAACCGGGTCACATCGCCCCGGCGGAGATCACGAGTGTTTCGCAGATCCCCGAGGCACCAGATGTGCCCGCCGGGGCGTTCCAATGGAACGACGTTCTCCTTTACCAGACCCCGCCACCTGTCGACGGGTCACTGGCCGCAACGACCACCTCGTCAGGCACCGGATCTTACGCCGATGACCCAGCCACCCAGGTTGGCCCGGATGGTTACGGGTTCGCCGGGTTCTCCCTCAACAGCGCCGCCGACGAGGGCCAGCCCGATGGCTCCGCCGATGAGGCCGCCGTTGAGGCCGCCGTTGAGGCCGACGCTGAGGCCGCCGTTGACCCAGCCACCCAGGGTGGCCCGGATGGTCCCGGGACCACCTCGTTCATCGACCAGATGGACCTCCTCACCGGCGCCTACGGCAACGCCGCCACGGGAGAGAACGCTTACGGGTACCCGACTGGTTTCACCCTGTACGACGTTGCCGGTACCCGCTACCTCGTCTACGAGGTTTCCGACAAGGCGAACCCGAACTCGGCCACGGCAGCCATCTACTACGCAGTGGCCGACCCCGAGCACTACCTGGGTGAGGCGCAGCCGATGACCCGGCTCGCCTGGAATCAGGCAATGGGCGACTATGTGGACGGCGGGGCTGCGTCCGTTCTGCTGGATGACGACCACATTGGTCGGTCATGGGACCAGATCATGTCCAACATCATGGCTATCAACATGAACATGGCCGGCACTGACGCCACCTCCGATGTCGGCATCATGCAGGGCCTGGCCAAGTTGATCGCTAACCCGGGCATGGGTGAATCCGAGCAGAAGGCTTTGTGGATCGGCACCGACTGGTACGACTCACACACCCAGAAGCAGATCGATTGGAACAACTACGGCACAGCTGATAAGAACCTAAGGATCGAGGAGGAGGCAACGAACCTGTTGACTGTCACGGAGTACTACACCGGTATCCCTGCTGACACGACTTTCATGTACGGCACTGACGGACAGTTCAGCGTTGTGCTCCTGGAGCAACGCAACCCGGACCTGTACCAGAACGCTTTCGATCTGGCGTCCGGTGCCGCCACCCAGGTTGGTCTCGTTGGTTCCTGGATCAAGCCGTTGGCGGTCGACATCGTCCAGAGCCCCCACAATCGGCGCCTCGAGGAAGAGGTACGCCTCCAGGGGATGCGAGACATGGGGATCGCTGCTGCCCGGTCCTCGGTGATTGACCTGTACGAGCAGTACGGGTTGGAGGCTTCCGGCTACACGATCGACACGGTGGTCTCCAAGCTGTACATGAACCAGATGTCGCTCGACGAGATCGAGACCACGGTCAAGAACCATTCGCTGGCGAAGTACCCGAATAAGCCGCTGAACATGGACTGGGCGACCTACGCCGAGCCGTACAAGGACTCGTTCTCCTCCCTGCTGGAGGTGCCTCGCCCCGGGTTTCGGGAGCCGACGCTGGCGAGGTACCTGCAAGCCCCCACCGAGGGCGACGGGGTGCAGAACGTGTACGAGTTCGAGAAGCAGCTTCGCCGTGACCCTCGCTGGGAGAAGACGAAGAACGCTAGGGACTCTTACCACTCGGCGTTTGGTCAAATAGGCCGACTGATGGGATTCGGATAATGGCTGTTACGCCTGACGGCAGGATTTTCGCTCCGATCTTCGCAGGGCAGACAACTGACGACCCGGCGGTTGTGGCGGCTATGGCCGCTAACCCGAACACCAGGTTCCACCCTGAATACATCATGTCTCACGGTGGCACTTGGAAGGATCCGTTTACCGGTGAGCAGATCGGTCAGGTCCAGGACTTTTTTGGTACCATTAGTGCTACGGGGCCGGGACTCCGCCCGGAGATGGCCGCCAGGTTCAACTGGAATGGCGAGCCGATCAACCTTGACGGC